ATCTCCTTCATGGAGAAAAAGGGCGCACCCAAGTCCATGATCAAACACGAAAAAGAGGAGTACGGTATGAAAAAAGGTGGCATGAAGAAGATGGCTTCTGGTGGTATCACCACTGCCAAAATGGGCGCAGTTCGCACCGCCGCCCCCAGCCGTGACGGTATCGCCGCCAAGGGCAAGACCAAAGGCACTCAGGTCAAGATGTCCGGCTCTAAGCCTCTGGGCATGAAAAAAGGCGGCAAGTGCTGATTTAAGGAGGCCGTCATGGCAAAAAATCGTGGTGCAGCAAATCTAGCGGGCCTCGCCGCTCTTGGCGCATTGGGGTACAAGATGCTCCAAGACAAAAAGGGTTCGTCCGCCCCAGTCGAAGATCGCGGGGGGAGCGCCGTTGCTCGCCCCAGCGAAGATAGCGGCATGGGCGTGGATGAGTATGCTCGCGACAATTCCGAGTCTGCGATGTACGAAAAAGAGCCGGGCGGGGAGTCCAAAGTTGCGCCTCCCAAAGCCGCCGCTCCCAAAGCTGCTGCCAAGTCGAGATCAGTTGCTCCGACACCTCCCAACGACTCCGAAGCTGTGGTGGCACCAAAAGGCGGCTCTGGCGGCGGGCGTGGCCCGGCCTTTGGCGAACGAGAAGCCTATGAAGCCACCCGATACAAACCCCGCTACACACCACCGGGCGTTGCCCCTAGGTCTGTTGCCGGGGCGCGATACCCCATGACTTCCCTTACTCGTGAAGACGTGTTGAAGGCAACTGAAATGAAAAAAGGTGGCGCGGTCAAGAAGATGGCTTCTGGCGGCGTGACCCGTTCTTCGGCTTCCAAACGTGCTGACGGGATCGCTCAGAAGGGCAAGACCCGTGGGACCATGGTCATGTGCGGCGGCGGTTACGCCAAGGGCAAAAAATGATGGCCTCGCGTGGCATGGGGGCCATCAAACCGTCCAAGATGCCAAAGAAGAAGGTCATCCAACGCAAGGATGACCCGAACGACGTTGACATGTACGCTGAAGGCGGCAAGACAAAGTCGAAGGTCAACGAGGCGGGCGTCTACACCAAGCCGGGCATGAGGAAGTCGCTGTTCGAATCCATCAAGTCCCGGGCGGTGCAAGGCACAGCCGCAGGTCAGTGGTCGGCCCGTAAGGCCCAGCTTCTGGCCAAGCAGTACAAAGCCCGTGGGGGTGGGTACAAGTGAAGAATCCGCAGCAATCCCTCAAGGACTGGACTGCCCAAAAGTGGAGGACGAAAAGTGGTAAACGCTCTTCTGACACAGGTGAAAGATATCTTCCTGAAGCTGCAATCAAAGCTCTCAGCCCTGCTGAGTACGCTGCGACAACGCGTGCAAAACGTGCTGGCAAAGCTTCGGGGAAACAATTCGTGAAGCAGCCGCCCAAGGTGGCGGCAAAGACAGCGAGGTACAGATAAATGGCACAGACATCCGGCGCATCAGCATTCAACCTTGACCTGACTGAACTGGTCGAGGAAGCGTTCGAGCGTGCCGGTCGTGAACTGCGCTCTGGCTACGACTTGCGAACTGCTCGTCGCAGCCTCAACATCATGTTCGCCGACTGGGCCAACCGTGGCATCAATCTGTGGACGATCGACACCGGTGTGATTGATTTAGTGCAGGGGCAGAACACGTACGCTTTACCTGTCGATACAATCGATCTTTTGGAACACGTTATTCGCACCGGTGGGAACCAAGCGGCGACTCAGGCCGACCTGACCATCACCCGCATTAGTGTTTCCACCTACGCCACGATCCCCAACAAAATCCAGCAAGCTCGGCCTATTCAGGTCTGGATTCAGCGGTACAACGGCCAGCAGTCGCCCACTGGTTTGGCAATCGACCAAACTGGCGGCATGGGTGCGGCAGATACCCAAGTGACCTTGGATTCTGTGGTTGGCTTGCCAGCCTCTGGTTTTGTGAAGATCGAAAACGAGATCATCAACTACGGCTACATCTCAGGGAATACCCTATACAACTGCTTCCGTGGTCAGGCAAACACGACTGCGGCCAGCCATGCGGACGGCACGGCGGTGTACTGGCAGCAGCTCCCGGCTGTCACTGTCTGGCCAACCCCCGACAACGCGCAGCAGTACCAGTTCGTGTATTGGCGCTTGCGCCGCACGCAGGACGCTGGCGGCGGCGTGAACATCATGGACGTGCCATTTCGCTTCATCCCCTGCATGGCGGCTGGCTTGGCCTACTACATCGCTGGCAAGATCCCCGAGGGGGCTGAGCGCATCATGATGCTCAAGCAGCAGTACGACGAGGCTTGGGAGCTTGCGGCGTACGAGGACCACGAGAAAGCGGCTCTGCGCTTTGTGCCCCGTCAGCAGTTCCTTGGGAATACGATCTAAATGGGAAACAGGTTCGCCTCCGGCAAATGGGCGATTGCTCAGTGCGACCGCTGCGATCAGCGGTTCAAGCTCAAGCAGTTGCGCCGGGAGATCATCAAGACCAAGAACTACGAGTTGCTGGTCTGCCCCGAGTGCTGGGATCCTGATCAGCCCCAGCTTCAGTTGGGCATGTATCCGGTGGACGACCCGCAGGGCTTGCGCAACCCGCGCCCTGACCGCAGCTACGTCAGCTCTGGTTTGGACTCTGGCGGGTTTCTGTCGGGCGGGAGCAGAGACATTCAGTGGGGTTGGAACCCGGTTGGCGGGTCACGCTCAATTGACAACGGGCTGACACCCAACTACTTGGTTTTGTCAGTGCAAATTGGTACAGTCACGGTATCCGTGTAAGGAGCAAAAAATGGACACCAAGCAGGTCAAAAATATCGCCAAAACCGAAGTGAAGGCGCACGAGAAGCGCATGCACGGCTCGAAGATGGCCAAGGGCGGCGTCACCACCGATTCGATGAAAAAGTACGGGCGCAACATGGCCCGTGTGATGAACCAGACCGGTTCCAAGCGCGGAGGCTGATATGGCAAAGTACAGCATGAAAAAAGGCGGTAAGGAAGTTGGCCCTGCCTCAACCTACGCCGAACCCCACACGATGAAGGGCAAGAAGATGACTGCCGCCCCGGCTCCCAAGCCGCTGAAGGCTGATGATCTGAACCCCTCCGCTGCCAACATCTCCAAGGGCAACTATCCGCCCGTCAAGACTTCTGGCATCAAGATTCGTGGCACTGGGGCCGCGACCAAAGGCGTGATGGCCCGTGGCCCGATGGCGTGAGGTTTGAATGACCTACGATGAACTTGTTGCGGCGATCCAGTCGTACACCGAGAACCAATTCCCAACGACCTACTTGGCCGATGGGTCTGGCGTTTCTCCGACCACCCAGATCAACACGTTCATCAAGCAAGCGGAACAGCGGATCTTCAACACGATCCAGTTTCCCTCTTTGCGTCGGAATGTGACTGGCTTCACAACCACCGGCAACAAGTACCTGTCGTGTCCGTCTGACTTCCTCGCCGTCTACTCGATGGCTGTTGTGGATGCCGCCGGGGCGTACGAGTACCTGTTGAACAAGGATGTGAACTTCATCCGTCAGGCGTACCCGGTTCCCACCGACACGGCCATCCCCAAGTACTACGCCCTCTTTGGCCCAACGACCACGAGCGGCGGCAGTCCCACCATCACAAACGAGTTGTCGTTCATCCTTGGCCCCACCCCTGACGCGGCGTACACGGTTGAGCTTCACTACTTCTACTACCCGACCTCGATTGTGGACTCCGGCGACGGCCACACATGGCTGGGTGACAACTTCGATTCCGTGCTTCTGTACGGCTCTTTGGTTGAGGCGTACACGTTCATGAAGGGCGAGGCCGACCTCATGGCCCTCTACGACGGCAAGTACAAGGAAGCACTTGCTCTTGCCAAGCGTCTGGGCGATGGCATGGAGCGTCAGGACGCATACCGTTCTGGTCAATACAGACAGGCGGTCACATGAGCATCATGCAAGGGGCCACCACGAGCTTCAAGGTTGAGTTGCTCGATGGCGTTCACAACTTCCTGACCGACACGTTCAAGATTGCCCTGTACACGGGCAACGCAAACTTGGGGCCGACCACCACCGTTTACAGCACCACGAACGAGGTGACTGGAACCGGGTACACGGCGGGCGGCAACACGCTCACAGCCACCACTCCGACATCGTCTGGCACGGTGGCATACGTGTCCTTCGCGAACACCTCTTGGGCCTCTGCTTCGTTTACAGCGAGAGCAGCCCTCATCTACAATGCAACACAAGGCAACAAGTCTGTGGCAGTGTTGGATTTTGGCTCTGACAAGACGGTGTCGAACAACACTTTCACAATCACTTTCCCAGTCGCCGATGCCTCCAACGCCATCGTGCGTATCGCATAAGGAGTACTGACATGTTGGACAACAAAGCAAAAGCCTTTGACCAGTTCGAGGCATCGGTTACAGGGAATCAAGGTACGGCTGAAACCGCGAAAGCCGGGGGCTTCTTTACTGTCGAGTGCTTCGACAAGGACGGAAACCTGAAATGGCGCTCAGAAAACCACAACCTTGTGGTGAATGAGGGTCTTCAGGACATGAATGCCAAGTACTTCACCGGTTCCGCCTACACGGCGGCTTGGTACATCGGCCTCTACGGCTCTGGCTCCACCAACAACCCTGCGGCTTCTGACACGATGTCTTCCCATGCTGGCTGGACTGAGGTGACGGCCTATAGCCAAGCTACCCGCCCCGCCTGTACGTTTGGTACGCCCACCACGGCAAACCCTTCTGTGGCAACCAACTCTGCCTCTCCTGCGTCGTTCAGTATCAACGGCGCGACCACTGTGGGCGGCGCGTTCCTCACGAGCAACAACACCAAGGGCGGCACGACTGGCATTCTCTTCTCCGCCTCTGATTTCACTGGTGGTGATCGCTCAGTGGTTTCTGGTGATACATTGAGTGTCACCTACACCTTCAACCTGACTGCTGTTTAAGGAGGCATGATGGCAAAGTACCAAAGAGGCGATGTTGTTCGTGTGAACGCCGTCGTTCCGCAAGGCCCAATTCAGGGTTTCCGCATGGACGAAGAGACTGGCGAGGTTTACTGCTTAATCGAGTGGACTGATGCCAACGGTGAATTTCAACAACGCTGGTTCAAAGAAGATGACCTGACTGGAGTGTGATAAATGGCTTTCGTTCTTGCCGACCGGGTCAAGGAGACTACGACAACGACAGGGACGGGAACCGTCACACTCGGGGGAGCTGCCACAGGCTTCCAGTCGTTTTCAGCAATTGGTAACGGGAACAATACCTACTACACGATTGCTGGTCAAGGCACATCCGAATGGGAGGTGGGCATTGGCACATACACCTCCTCTGGCACAACCCTCTCCCGCGACACCGTGCTGTCCTCCAGCGCTGGCGGGAGCAAGGTCAGCTTCTCTGCTGGGACGAAGGATGTCTTTGTAACGTATCCAGCCGGGTACACCGCAAACGCAGTTGGTGGCGGGGTTGGCGCAATCCTGCTGACAGCCTCCACAGTCACGGCAAATGCCACACTGGCAACTGGACAGAATGGCTTTTCAGTTGGCCCGGTCACGATCAACAGCGGCGTGACGGTGACTGTGCCGTCCAGCCAACGCTGGGTCGTCTTCTAAGGAAAAAACATGGCGCTTGCACTTTCAGGCGGTTCGACCACCTTCACCTCCACTTTCACGGCCTCTCCCACGGCCAACCGTGCTGTCACCGTCCCTGATGCTGACTTCACGATGACGGGCAACGATCTGACCCAGACGTTGACCAACAAAACCGTCACCAACCCCACGGTGACGAATTACACGGAATCGGTGGTGGCTATCGGCAACTCTGGCACAAGCCAAACCTTGTCACTGACCAACGGCACGGTGCAGACGGTGACCCTAACAGGCAACTGCACTTTCACAATGCCCACCGCTACTGCGGGGAAGTCATTCATTTTGATTGTTGTGCAGGACGGCACTGGCGGCAGAACTGCGACATTCACTTCCGTGAAGTGGCCCGCCGGGAATGCCCCAACCATCACACCAACTGCCACCACCGGGCGTGACATTTTGACCTTTGTGGCAGATGGCACAAACTGGTATGGCACTTTTGTTCAGAACTTCTCATAATGTTTTCCGCAAAGAACGAACTTTTCAGCAGAGCCTCCAGCGCCCAGTCGGCGTATCAGATTAGTCGATCTCTGCGCTTTAGTGCATCGCGATCAAACTACTTCGCCAGAACTCCTTCGGTTGCTTCAAACAGAACGACATGGACATGGAGCGGGTGGATCAAACTGGGGTCACTCACTGGTGGCACACTGAAAACTTTTTTTGGTTGCGGCGACGGCACTGTCTCAAACACTTTTCAGGCGTATTTTGACAGCGGCCAAGCACTTGTTTTGATTGCAGTGAACGGTGGGTCAACTGCGATGAACAAAAGCACAAGCGCTGTTTTCAGAGACACCTCTAGCTGGTATCACATTGTGATTGCAATTGACACCACGCAAGCGACGCAAGCCAATCGGGCGCGTCTGTATGTGAATGGTGTTCAGATTACTTCGTTTGGCACAAACACCGATCCCGCCCTAAACGCGCAGTTTATTGTCAATTTCACTGCCCAGCAAACCTTGAGTTCTGTGAACAACAACTCAAGAACAAATTATTTTGATGGTTTTATGGCAGAGGTCAACTTTGTTGATGGTCAACAACTTACTCCCGCATCTTTTGGTATTGCCAACACTGTCACGGGGGTGTGGCAACCAATCAGATATGCTGGAACGTATGGGACAAACGGGTTTTACTTGAACTTTAGTGACAACTCGGCGCTGACAACTTCTTCCAACGTCGGACTTGGCAAAGATTTTTCTGGCAACAATAATTTTTTTGCAACAACAAACGTCAGTATTACTGCCGGGGCAACATACGACTCGATGATTGATGTGCCAACTTTTTATGCTGATGGTGTAACCGGTCGAGGAAACTACTCAACACTGAATCAGTTGCAAAACGGCCTCTCAATCTTGGATGGCGGCAATTTGGATTTCAACAACGGAACGATTGAAAACTGCGCGTACTCCAGCATTGGTGTTTCATCAGGCAAGTGGTATGCCGAGGTGTCGTTTACCGCATTGGGAACGATCGCCGCCGTTGGGGTTGGTTTGCAGGGATACAACAACCTTGGTTTTTCTCCGGGTGGCGAACTGTATTCGTACGGCTATAGACCCGCTGCTTTGAAATACAACAACGGCACAAGTGCTTCTTACGGCGCAACTTGGACGACTGGCGATGTGATTGGGATTGCGCTTGATTTGAGTGCTGGAACCATCACGTTTTACAAAAACGGCGTGAGCCAAGGTGTAGCTTACTCTGGTCTTCCCGCTGGGATTTATTTCTTTGGGGTTGGATCTCGTAGCGCAGCTGGGTCAATTAACTTTGGACAACGGCCTTTTTCCTACACCGTTCCATCTGGTTTTAGTGCAATCAACACGCAAAACCTGTCAACACCTTTGATTGAAAACGGGTCGCTTTATATGGCGGCTACAAGGTACAACGGCTCAGGCGCGATTGCAACCATCTCAAATGCGGCTCAAGGTGTGTCAATGCAACCTGATCTTGTTTGGATTAAATCTAGGTCTGCGGCAACAAGCCACAATTTGTTTGACTCCTTGCGTGGAGCAACAAACTACATCAGCTCTGACACAACAACCGTAGACACTGTGAGCGCAACAAGCTTGACGGCTTTTGGCTCAACCGGGTTTACTTTGGGGACAGATGCTGGCGCAATCGGTGTCAACGTGAATGCCGCAACATATATTGCTTGGCAATGGAAAGCTGGCGGGACTTCTTCGACAAATACAAGCGGCTCCACCACCAGCACCGTGAATGTGAATTTAACTTCAGATTTCAGTGTTGTGACATATTCTGGCACTACGGCAAATGCGACTGTTGGGCACGGTCTGGGCGTTGCGCCCAATATGATCATTATCAAGCGCAGGAACTTTACTGATAGCTGGGCCGTTTACCATTCAAATGTTGGTAGTGCCAACACACTGATCTTGAACTCAACTAACGCCGCAGGTGCGGCTCCTACTTATTGGAACAACACGGCCCCCACGAGCACGGTATTTTCTTTGGGTTCAGCAACTATCGTAAACGCCAACGGCAGCACCTACGTTGCATACTGCTTTGCCGCTGTTGATGGGTATTCTGCATTTGGGGTGTATACGGGAACGGGAACGACAAACGGCCCATTTGTGTCGACCAACATGCGCCCTAGATGGATCATGATCAAGCGCACAGACGGAATTGGCGGATCTTGGGCAATTTATGACACATCAAGGAACCCGTTCAACGTGGTGAATGCTGGGTTGTACGCGAATCAGAGCGCGGCAGAAACTACCTCAAACGATCTTGACATCACTTCAACAGGGTTCAAGATCAGAGGCACTGCGACGGGTCTTAACGCCAGCGCTGGAACGTATGTTTACGCCGCTTTCGCCGAAAATCCTTTTAAATACGCACTTGCAAGGTGACAGCCATGTTTATGCTCAACGGACAAAATCTTCCCCTTGATACTCCATTTGAGGTTGATGGAACGCACTACCCCGCCAACTGGCTTCGAGTGACAACGATTGAGGAGAAGCAAGCCATCGGCATCATCGAAGTGCCTGACCCTGAGCCGTACGATGGACGGTTTTACTGGGGGCCAAACAACCCAAAGGATGTAGATCAGATCAGAAGCTATTGGCTTTCTTGGGCAGATGACACTGCATGGCAGATGCTTCAAAAGACTGATTACATGGACTCGCGCAAGGCAAACGACCCCGAGTACACGCCACCTGCTGATTGGCTGGCATGGCGTGCCTCTGTTCGTTCTCAAGCCAAGCTGACGAAGCAAGCAATTGCCGCCGCCGCTGACATTCCGAGCTTGCAACAAGCTATTGCAGTCCAGTGGCCGGACGATCCAAACATGGCCGCTCAAGGAGCCTAATCGTGCCAATTATCCTCAACGGAACAAACGGGATCACGGATGTTGATGGGACAGCGGCTGCCCCGGCAATCACTGGAACTGATACAGATACTGGAATTTATTTCCCTTCTGCTGGGGCAGTCGGTTTTTCAGAAAACGGGAATGGATTTAGGATTGGGTTCCGCAACCTTCCTCCCGTTGGAACTCAGACCGGTTCGTACACGCTGGCCGTGGGAGATGTGGGCAAGTACGTCCAAGTCAGCACGGGCGGATCCATCACGATCCCAACCAGCACCTTTGCTGAAGGTGACGCAATCTCGATTGCCAACAACACCACGGGCAACATCACGATCACTTGCTCCGCGCCAACGGCCTACATTGCTGGCACAAACACGGTGAAGACATCCATGACGTTGGCGACTCGCGGAGTCGCAACGGTTCTGTTCATCTCAAGCACTGTGTGCTTTGTCACCGGGAACGTGACCTGATATGTCTGGGATCATGCAGATGCTGTTGGGAAGGGAGCCGAGTGCTTTTGCGTTCACCATCTCTACCAACCAGACCAACGCAAACCTTGCCACGTTGGCAACTGCGGCTGGCTGGAATGGCTCATCTGCGCTTACTGCAACCATCAACTCTGGCGTTTACATCTCCAGCAACTCCACAGGAACTCCTGCTCTGACGGTCAGTGGCTCATTCCCCGGCGGGGTAACCTTGATCAACAATGGGTTCATCTACGGGATGGGTGGGGCTGGTGGAGCTGGTAGGCCAGCGGCAAGTGCTGGCCCCGGTGGCGCTGGCTCTGCTGGCGGGCTGGCCCTATCTGTCTCCTCTGCAATCTCTATAAACAACACCAGTGGCGTGATTGGAGGCGGAGGCGGAGGCGGGGGCGGCGGCGGAAACGGTAGCGGTGTCACACAAGGCGGTGGTGGCGGTGGTGGTATCAGTTCGTTTGCTGCAAACTCTGCTGGCGGCAGTGGATTTGCTGGTGGCGGAGGCGCTGGCACGTATACAGCCGCTGGTGGCGGCAGCTCTGGGCAGTCTGTAACTTTGTGCTTTTGCGGCGTTCCAGTGACCTACACAGCAGGTTCTGGAGGAAGCGGCGGGTCTCGCGGGGCAACTGGTTCCACTGGAGGAACAGGTACAGGTCAGCCCGGAGGGGCTGGCGGGTCTGGCGGTGGGGCTGTCACTGGAAACGCAAACATCACTTGGATTGCAACAGGATCAAGATTTGGGAGCATCACATGAGCATCACGTACTCATACGAAATTATTGCGGTCAATGAAGCCGCTCGATGCATGGAGATCGTCTACACAGCAGACGGTCACCAGACCATGCACATCGGCGCTCGACTGCCATACGAAGGCGAGGCGCTGGAGCAGATTGTTCGCATGTATGAGCCAGTGCGTTACTGGGAAGAACAACAGCTTGCCGTGGTTGTCCCGCAGGTTGGAGAGACGGGGACGCTTGCGCCGTTGCCTCCTCCTGAGCCCGTTCAACCTGCACCTGATCAACCCACCGTTGAAGGAGCGCAAACGCTGTGATCAAGCCCGTGTTCCAAAAGTTTCATGTTGTGCAGGACGGCGCTGGCCTGAATGTCTACCATGCAAATGCAGGGGAGGGATTGCCTCGCCATGAACACGCCTATTCACATCTCACCATGTGCCATGCTGGCAAGTGCATCATCCGCAAGGAAGGGCGCGAGTTGGTTATGACCAAGGACACCCAGCCCGTGAATCTTGTGGCGGGTGAGTGGCATGAGATCGAGGCTTTGGAAGACGGCACGGTCTTCGTGAATGTTTTTGCCGAGGGTAAAAGCTGATGTTTGGCTTCGCGTCGTACTCCGAAGTTCCCTACGCAACACTTCCAGCGTCTGGGAGCGTGTACGCCGCCAGTATTTTGGAGAACGCAACCGCGCTTGATTCGTTTTCTGCTGCCGCGACTTTCCCTACAAACATCTCTGAGAACACGACCGCCCTAGATGCGGCATCTGCTTCAGTCACTCGTCTTGGAATCATTTCCGAGAGCGCCACTGCGCTTGATAGCGTATCTTCAACGGCAGCATTGTCTGTCGCTATCTCTGAATCCGCTACAGCCTTGGACGCATTCAGTGCGTTGGCAAATTTTGTTGGGCTCATTTCTGAATCGGCCACAGCGTCAGATTCGACTCTCGCGTCCGTCACTAGCGTTGGCAACATTTCTGAGTCAGCCACGGCATCCGACTCCATTGATTCTTCTGTCGTGTTTACTGGGAGCATTGCGGAATCTGCGACCGCTTCTGATGCAACATCTTCTATCGCGGTGTTTTTTGGTGATGTTTCGGAAGCCGCAGCCGCCCTTGATTCGGTTGATGCCACGGCCATCAAGTCTGCCAATGTTGCTGAAACTGCCACCGTATCTGATGCCTTTACCAACACAGCTACTTTGATTGGGAACATTTCGGAATCTGCCACCGCTTTGGACGCGGTATCTTCGACAGCTGCATTTGTTGCTTCCGTCGATGAAAACGTCACGGGGTCGGATGCCGTCACTTCCACTTTTTCTGTTTTTGGGACGATTTCTGAGTCCGCCACAGTCAGCGACTCCCCCTCTGCGCTGGCGGTCTTTTTGGTCAACTTGGCCGAAGCAGTCACTGCGAATGATCAGTTCAGTATGCTGGCGACTTTTGCCACCAATATCTCGGAGTCTGCCACCGGGGTTGATTCTGTTTCTACCTCGGCTGTTCGTTTTGGCAATATCTCAGAAGCGGCTACAGCCCTTGATACGGGGTCTGCCTCTCTGATTCGGGTTGGCGCGATTAGCGAGTCTGCCACCGCCGTGGACTCAAATGTGGCATCTTTGGTGTTTTTTGGTGATGTAAACGAGAGCGCCGTTGCCAGTGAGACCATGCTCTCAATTGCCCACTTCTTGGCGGCAGTGGCCGAATTTGTTCAAGCGACCGATAGTGCTTCCGCCACTCCTGTCCTTGTGCTCTCCGTGATGGAATACGCCACGGCGCTGGATGCCATGACGGCCCGCCTCCTCTGGGAACTTATTGATGACAGCCAGACTCCAAACTGGCAAAATATCAATGACGCACAGCCGGGGGCTTGGGCGGCGGTGAACACGAGTCAGACCGCAGGTTGGCAGAACATCAATACCGCCCAGACCACGACTTGGTCTGACGATGACACGGATCAAAATCCGGGGTGGACTGACATCCCGACCATCAACTAAGGACAAGGCATGAGTACCTATTCCAGCAACCTTCGCATCGAACTGATCACCACGGGTACTCAGGCGGGCACATGGGGAACCACCACCAACGACAACTTGTCCACGGTGCTGGAGGCGGCAGTCGCTGGCAGTGTGTCAGTCACCACGGCATCCGCCAACGAGGCTCTGACCTATTTAAACGGGCCTTCCAGCACGGCCTCGGCCAACTCCTCGGTGCGGGCCATCCTGACTTTGAACACCTCCACCGGTGCGAACTTTGCCGTCTACGCGCCCCCGGTGTCCAAGCTGTACATCATCAA